ACCACTTCGGTTTGATCCAGCTCCTGCCACAGGTTGTTCTTATGGCGGATGCCGATTGATCCCAAGCCTATGATTCCAATTGTGCGGGCCTTAGCCATGCAGCGGCCATCCCGTTCTGATGGATTTACGCAAGATTGATATGGAGGTGCGGTTGTCGCCGGTATCGAACAGCAGGCGGCTGATCAGATGGTAGTTCGGATTGGCCAGCCAGAGCTGCGAGTAATCCATCTTGTAGCTGTAGAGCCCGGACTTGTGCTTGTATTTATTGCGGTATGGCTTGGCCACATGGAAGTCGTAGATGATAAGGTATCCGTCCTCTTGCAGGACGCGATCACCCTCGGACACGATCTTGAACAGGTCTTCCCGGTCACAGAGGTAGAGGCACCAGCCGTAGATCAGCACATCGAACTTATTGTCGGTGAACATCGCTAGGTCGTCGGCTGTCCCTGCGATGCAATTCCATAGGGTGTTCTTGAATAGGGGGTCGATGCCATAGGCAGCGCAGCCGAACTGCTTCTGCATCATCTTGACGCGCCAGCCATTGGAGCAACCAACCTCAAGCACGACACGTGGCTTGATCCTCGCGCTGACGATGGAATCAATAACCGGGTCGTCCTTATTGGGCAGCTTGTCCTGATTGCGGGCAAACCACTCTTCGGCTTCGCCATCGGTGAAGATCTTGGATTGCTTCATGCGACAATCCCATTCAGCCTATCGGTCTGCTTAGCATCCTCAAGAAAGGCTATAATTCTTGTCAGCGCATAATGAAGATCGCGGGCTTCTTCTTCGTTCAGAACTGCCACCCACAGACGATCAGTCGCTGTGATGCGCGTCCATCTTGGCCAGCCGTTAAAATCGACCGAGATATTGAGATTGCTTATTGTTTTGTCTTTTGGGTGTGTCATCCAAACTTCCCCCACTGGACCAGATCGCAGACTTCCTTGCCAAGGAGGAAATGGCCGAATCGACGGCCCTCATAAACCATCTTGTAGCTGCGGAAGATGGCGACCATTGCCCGGTTCTCGGACATGGCCCCGGCCTCGATCTTGCGGACGCCATTCTCCAGCAGATGGTCGCAGAGGCCCTTCCAAGCCTCAAAGCCGAGGCCTTTACCCCACATCGACTTGTCACCGATCATGATGCCAACGTCGGCAACGCTGTTAGCCTCATCGACATGGGCCGTCATGCTGCCGATAACGCTGTCATTGAATAGAACCAATAAGAACCGGCTGGGGAGGTCGAATGACTTGATGTATTGAATCTGGCCCTCAACGGTATGTTTGGTGTGGCGCTGCTCTGAATACCGGACGATCTCAGGATCATTGAGCCACTCCACATTCCACTGGATCGGGCTTGGCGTCATGATTGGTGGCACCAGCTCTAGCCGTTCAGTCTTGATGGTGGTGGAGGTCGAGATGGGGGTCATTTCTTGTCGGCGGGGGTTATTTCAACAAGGTGGCTGACAATCTTGAGTTCGACCTCAAGGGCGTTCAGGATACCGCTGGCTTCGGTGCTATAGTCGCCAAGGCCACGACGCCTGATGCATTCGTTGCTGAGAAACTCTTGGAGTTGGATGAGTTCTGGTCTGGTCATGGAGATCCCTCTGTTCTTCCTTTATTCTACAAGGACTGATTCGGTGTTGGATCTTGGTGAAGTTATCCACAGATGAATGCAGGTTTGACCCTCAGGAAGGCAGTTGACGCTATTGAGCGGGCTCAAGAGCAGCAAATCTACCAATCCAGCCTGATCAAATTCGCCAAATACATGTGGCCGGTGGTCGAGCCAGCCATTCCCTTCGTCGAAGGCTGGGCCATCAGCGCCATCTGCGAACACCTTCAGGCTGTTACAGAAGGGCAGATCAAGCGGCTGCTGATCAATGTCCCGCCCGGATTCACCAAATCATTGATGACGGATGTGTTCTGGCCCGCGTGGGAGTGGGGTCCGCGTAACATGCCGTGGTTACGCTACATGTGTGCCGCTTACTCCAACCATCTGACGGAGCGCGATAATATGCGCTGCCGCAACATTGTGATCAGCGACCGCTACAAGCGGCTGTGGGGCCAGAGGTTCAAGATATCCAATGAGCAGTTCACCAAGGTCAAGTTCGCTAACGATCAGACTGGCTGGAAACTGGCGACCTCTGTGGGGGGTATCGGCACCGGAGAGCGGGCGGATCGAGTTATCATCGACGACCCCAACAATCCGATGGAGATGGAATCAGAGGCGATTCGCCACACCGCTATCATGTGGTTCACCGAGATCATCCCCGACCGACTCAATAGCCCTTCCGACAGTGCCATAGTAGTCATCCAGCAGCGCACCCACGAAGAGGATATCTCCGGCACCGCCTTGAGCCGTGAGATGGGCTACGAACATCTCATGATCCCAATGAGATACGACCCATCGCGGCATTGTACGACCGTTCTGGGGTGGGAAGACCCACGCAAGGTCGATGAGGAATTGGCTTGGAAAGAGCGGTTTCCGCCGGATGTCTGCGATGGTCTGGAGCGCGACAAAGGCCCCTACGCGTGGTGCAATTCTGGAGAGGCCCCGGTCCTTATGGCCGATCTCAGCATGAAGCCAATTGCTGAAGTCAAAAAGGGCGACAAAATCGTTGGTTTTGAGATTGGAAATAGAGAAAAGAGGGCGAGACTGAAGGGGGCGGAAGTCCTCTCTATCAGCGTGTCGCATCGTCCGATAGTGCGAATAACGCTTGATAGTGGTGAGGTTATTCGCTGCACTGATGATCATAAGTGGTGGACCGGACGTAATGACAAGTCCCATCGTCCTTATGCCCCTGCTCAGATTGGGTCCACGCTCTCTCGCGTTTGCCCACCTCGCCTCCCGGTCATAGCCGAGGAAGACGATGTTCGTCTCGCTGGATGGTTGTCAGGCTTCTTTGATGGCGAAGGCTCAGTTAGTCTCAGCAGCCGTCGCCTTGTGGAAAGCAACGCCCTTATCTCCTTCACTCAAGGAGACGGCAAGAATGCTCCCCTCTGCGATAAGTTGGAATTGGCATTAAACAGATTCGGCTTTAATTGGAGCTTCTGGAAGAAGCCAAATAGATCCAAGAAGGGGGAAAATCATTCATTGCGAGCCTACTGGCTTAAGATGGCCAAGGAGGGCCGTGAATCCAGAATAGCTCTCTACCAACGGTTTCTTCACATAGTAAAGCCAACCAAGTGGCGTGATAGAATTATCGAGGCGGCAACAACCGGGAGACTTTATACCAAGGGCGAGAGAGTTATTTCAATCAAGCCGGACGGCCAAGAAACTGTCTATGGCCTTGAAACAACTACGGGAAACTATGTTGTTTGGGGGTTGGCCTCTTCAAACTCCGGTCAGTACCAGCAGATGCCAGCCCCTCGTGGCGGTTCGATCCTCAAGAACGAGTTCTGGCAGCTCTGGCGCGACCCGGTTTACCCCACCTTTGAATACATCGTAGCCTCCTTGGATACCGCGATGACTGCTAAGGACGAGAATGATGCCTCGGCGCTGACGGTCTGGGGTGTGTTCCGCGAAGACGCGATCATGACGGACGTTGGGACCAATGCTCTGTGGATGCCCCGCGACGGGCAGGCTCTCAGGGGGGTCGAAGGCAACCCCAAGGTGATGCTGTTGTGGGCATGGGAAGAGCGCCTTCAGCTCAACGAACTCATTGAAAAGGTTATCAATACCTGCGTCCCCGGCGCTAATCCCGTCCCCCATCCACGGTTCCCGGTCGATAGGCTGCTGATCGAAGGCAAGGCCAATGGCCTCTCGGTTGCCCATGAGCTGAGCCGGGTATTCCGGGGCAGCGGCAAACTGGGCATCGAAGTCATCGACCCCAAACGCTATGGGGACAAATGGGCCAGAGCCCAGTCAGTCCAGCATCTTTTTGCCGATGGTATGGTCTATGCGCCCGACAAGTCGTGGGCCGACAAGGTGATCCAGCAATGTGCCATCTTTCCCCGTGGTTCACATGATGATTTGGTCGATTCTACCACACAAGCTATCCGCTACCTGCGCGAGACCGGCTTTGCCATGAAAAGTTCAGAGTACGCCGTAGAAACCGAGGATAGTTTGATGTATCGTGGACAATCATCGTCCAAGCCTTTATATGGTGGCTACGACTAAATGGCTCAGGATAACAGCAGCTTACCTGTCAATTCACCATACCCAGAGATCATCCCGCCGCAGCTTTCTGTTGTTGGGGGAACAGATAGTGAACAGGATGAGAACGAACCAGCAATACAGATTAAGCACGACGATGGCACCGTAACCGTCAGCTTCGGAGGTGATGAGGACGAAGCAGACGATGGGCCGGAGGAGAAGGAGTTTGATGAGAACCTCGCCCTCGATATGGACTCGTCCAAGCTGGCCGAGATAGCCAGTGACCTCTTGGAAGGTATTGATCGGGATAACCAATCCCGCAAGGAATGGCTGGAAACAAGGGCCTTAGGTATCGGTTTGCTCGGGCTCAAGCTGGAGAAACCCCGCACTGACGCGCAGATGAGTACCGGTGCCGTCGAAGGCCAGTCCACCGTCAGGCACCCGCTGCTGTTGGAAGCCACGGTCTCGTTTCAGGCGACTGCGAGAGCCGAACTGCTGCCGTCGTCCGGGCCGGTCAAGGTCCGCAATGACGCGACGATCCCTCCCAAGGAATTAACCCAGACCTCAGCCGCCCAAGACCTGTCCGACAGCTTGCAGACCAAGGACGATCTTGCTCAGGCGCTTGAGAAGGACATGAATCATTACCTGACCTCGACCGCCAAAGAGTACGTCCCCGATACCGACCGGATGCTGTTCTACGTCGGCTTCGGCGGTGACGGCTTCAAGAAGGTCTACAACTGCCCGCTCAGACGAAGGCCGGTGTCGGAAAGCATCG